GTTTTTTATTGGTCTATTTTACTTTTCATCCCTGTTTTTCCGGTAGCCATTGACGTAATCTATAACCTTTCGGTTGGCTTCATCCACTTTTTTTTGGTCATAACGTATATATATGGAAGTAATGGAAGATCCTATCTCATGTCCTAAAGCGGCGGATATCGTCTCTTTGGGAATATCAAGCTCAGCGGCTATGGTAGCCCACGTATGGCGGGCCCAGTATGAGGACAAATCCGGGAATAAAGCTTTGATATACTTCTTTCCACCACGCCCTTTTCG